CCGTCAGGTCTGTCGATGCGTACTCGTACTGGTCGACGCCGAGCGAGAGCTCGTAGAGCCTCGTCCCGCCCTTCTGCAGGTAGACACCGCGCTGATCGATCTTGACGCCGGCAACGGCACCTGAGCCCTGCGTCGACGCGGGCTTGCTGCTGAAGTTCGTCGGGGTGAGCGGTTCATCCAAGGACGTGGACTTGCACACATACTCGGCACCCTGGGCACCGAGCAGCATCCGCTGCAGCCCGAGGATCCAGTTGATCGTGTCGACCGGGCCAGACCCTACCGTCCTCGCGATCGGCCCCGCGTCCCCCTCGAGCGTCTCATCGAACGAGAAGAATCCGTCCGAGACGCTCCCCCAGATTCCGTCCTTGCCGGCGAACCACAGCCTGCCCTCATGGAACGCAACCGCAGTCGGCCAGCCCCTCCTGTCAGACCATTCGCCCTCGGCCCAGATGTCCGTCGCGACTGTCGCACCAAGGTCGGAGATCACATCAGCCGAGACGGACGTGGAGCTCGTGTAGCCGTACACCCGGACATACCCGTCGATGCTCCCGAGCGAATAGTTCAGGGCCATCGCGATCGTGCCGCTCGAATATCCGCCCGTCTTCACGCCGATCCGGTAGTAGGCAATCTGGTTGTCCAGATCGTCGTCGAACGAGACGGTCGTGTCCACCGTGTAGGTGGTCACGTCGTTCCACGTCCCGGGCTCCTCGAGCGAGCGCTGCAGCGTGACCGTGCTGCCGGTACCGGTGAGCCCCGACAGGCTGACCGTGAAGATCCTCTGGTTCGTGACGCCGATCACGCGAATGGTGTCCGTGAACGTGTTCTCCGCGGTCGCTGACGTCGAGACGTTCTGCCCGCTCGAGGAAATGCGGTACAGGGATCCGACGTTCGTCGCGGCGAACAGGGGCGCCGAGGCGGTGAGCGTGATGGCCCCGCTCAATGCGCTCGGGGTGATCGTGATCGGCCCGGTGTTCTCCGACAGGAAAGGTCCGTCATTGGCCTCGTACTCGACAACCGACCAGGACGTATCCCCGCGTCGCTCGATCTTGCGCTGCTGGTACCCGGAGCAGGAGGTGAAGATGATGTCCCCGGACTGATCGTAGCGGATGAGCCTCAGGTCCGCCTCCGCCCACGGTGCGTCGACGACCATCACCCCCGGCGACTCGATCGAGCATTCCTCGATGAGGGTGTGCCGCGTACTGCGATTCAGGAACTGGACGTAGAAGTTCCCGGTCGGGGTGAACGCAAGGGAGTGGACGCCGGCCCCGATGGTTTGCTCCGAGATGTAGTCGCTCCCGGAAGAGGTAGAACCAACGCGCAGGATCACCAATCCTCTGTTCACGACGATCTTGATGGCGTGCTCGACGCCAACGTCCCCGCCGGAGACGGAGACCAGCTGGTAACGGTAGGCCGCAGCCGTCCCGTTCCCCTGCAGATCCATGTAACTCCCGGTCGCCCACACCGAAGTTCCGCCGGACTCATCTGCATCCGTCCACCCGGTGAGGTCGCTCGAGAACGTGCCATTCGCTATCGCCGTCGCGACGTTCGCCCTGGTCACGAGTGCGTCGTCGACCCACACCCGCATCGCCGCGTCGGTGAGCTCCACCAGTGCGGTGTCATCGGTGGCGAAGATGAACGGAAGGTAGACCGTAGTCGCGTTGTCCTTCGTGCTCCCGAGATGCTGGAGTCCTGGCCGGATCATCATCGACCCGAGGACGCGCGGCACCCAGTTGATGTGCGTCTCGGCCGACAGGCCTACGCGCTCGATGTCCGTGCGCGCGAGCGCGAGCCTTGAGACGAGCCCGCGGTTGAAAGCCTGCAGGGGTACTGACTGCTCGGCCATTCCCTACCCGATCAGATTGCCGCGATTGCCTCTGTCGCCCCTACCGCCGCCGAGGCCGCGCCGAGACCTGTTCCACGCACCCTCCGGCGGGAACTTCGTCGGTTGGCCCTTCGCGTCCTTGTTCTTAGCGAGACTGAGCAACTTGCCCTCGACCTTGAACATGTTCGCGAGATCCTCCCTCGACCCGCTCATACTCGTCACGATCTTCCTGGCAAAGACCGCCTTCACGTAGTCCGTGAACGAGGCGGGCCAGGCGGCATAGTTGGTGCCGTAGCCGGCCGCGTTCGAGACGTACGCGACGTAGATCGTGTCGAGGTCAGCGAACCAGTGCTGGATCTCGTCGGCGTAGTGCAGGAGCGGCGTGGTGAAGAACTCGTCGGTGCACATCATCGATGTCGACACCCAGTCCGTCGGCTTTGTGAACGCGCGCCGATAACCGAAGTCCGGCTGAATCGATGGCGTGTAGTCCAGCTGAATGGTGTTCGTGGCGAAGTTCCAATCCGCCTGCTCGAGGCAGAAGTCGACCCCGCCGTCGTCCCATACCCCGTCAAGAAGATGACGAGGCTTCCGATCTTCGGTGAGGGACGCAAGCTTCCGCTCACCCAGAAAGTAGGTGAGCGCCCCGTTGTAGATCTTGAGCCTCGTCGTCGACATGACTTACCCCACGGTCCTGATGTACTGACGCATCCAGGCAGTCGCTTCATCCTGCGTCCGGCCGTCCTTGAAGAGTACCGAGCCGTCGGACTTGCGAACCACGCTCCACTGATCGATGTTCCCTCGATAGGCAACCGAGTAGGGCTCGTCCGGACGCGGGATATCCGCGGCCGCGAAGATGACCTTCGTCTTCGGCGCGAGCAGCGCCCAGTTCCGATCGGCGGCGCGCACGAGATACTCCGCGTACCACGTCCCGTCGTCCGACCACACCTCGACCTGATCCTGCGGTTTCATCTTCACCGCGACGTGCGCCCAGTATTCCGGCTTGAGGAGATCCTCGGGTAGTGTCCCAGCCGGCACGACGCAATTCCAGTGGGTGCGCGCATATTGCGCTTCGCGTACTCGACCAGGGATGATCTGCTCGACCTTTCTCTCTTTCGCCGGCTCCGCGTTGTCTGTTTTCTCGGCTGTCTTCGGGCGGTCTTTCACTTCTGCCATATTCCCTCCAGTTGTAAAAAGGGGCAGGGAACGAAATGCTCCCCGCCCCTCGTTCTGCTGCGTTGCCTCGATCAGCCCGTGGACATCTGGCCGGTCGAGCAGACCGCGCCGGCAGTCGTCACCGAAGTGACGATCAGCCGATAGGCGTAGCGGTCTGTGGATCCCACGGAACTGTAGTACGTGCCGTGGACGATGTCGCCCGGGCGCATCCCGAGATACAGGGCATCGGTGAAGTACGCCGATGCCGAGCTCACGGTAGAGCCGTCGGTGGAGTTGTAGCTCCAGATGCTTCCGCCGCGAGGCGACGGACCCGAACGGCTGCTCGAGCGGGTGAGTTGGCCGCTCGTGAGAGCGGGCGGGTTTGCGACCGAAGAGGACGCGGTGCTTCCAGCGTAGGCCATGGTCAGTTCTCCTTAGGCGTATGCCGAACCGTCGGCAGTGATGACCACCACGCCGGCGTTCTGCATCAGGACGGAGCCCATGAACATGGTGCAACGTGCCCACGAGTAGTCCTGTTCGTCATCGTAGCCGACGGCCGAATCCATGGTCGCGGTGTTCGCGGCATGGCCAACCGAAGACTTGTGATAGAGGAACGAGATCTCGGAGCTCGTGCCCTTGCCGGGAAGGTTCGGGTGTTCCAGGATCAGGGCGTTGCGCCAGCGATACGCCATCGGTGCATCCCGCCACGCCGCATCTTGCCCGGCATATGGCCGCAGATTCACGTACTGCGCGTTGCTGAACTCGGTGGCCTGCTCCAGATACGCCACGAACGACGGCTGGCACAGCAGGGTGATGTTCGAGTCCCACGGAACGCTCGCGTTGGACAGCTTGACGCGCCCGTTCTGGAAGAGACTCACGCTCGGGACGACGGCCGAACTTCCGATCGTCACGGTGCCGGTGTTCAGCGTCGTGGTGATCTGGCTGTCGACCTTGCGGTTGATCACCGACATCGTGGTGTCCTGCATGATCTGGCGCTGATTGCCCTGGCTCGCGAAGATGTTGAAGCCAGTCTTGCGCGCGAGATCGTGCCATTCACGCAACGTCGCGGTGTTCTGGGTCAGGTTGTCCGCCCGCGCCGGGATCAGGCCATTCACACCGCGGGTTACTGCCTCCGCGGCGCCTGAGTCGGCAACGAGAAACACAGCCTGGTTCCCCTTGATCACGGCTTCGGTCGTCACCGTGTCTCGAAGCAGCGTCTGTCGCTGCTCGAAACCGGCTATGAACTCCTGCCGGTACTGCGTTTGGAAAGCTGTATCAGCGATTTTGTCATCTCCTTGGAGTGATCACGACAACTCGCGCGCGAATCTGCCGAATACTTTACGACTGGCTTCGTGACGCACAGAAACAGCCTCTTCAAGAGACAAGTACCGGCCGAGATTCTTGAACAAACCATTCGCGTAGATGTAAGCCATCCACCGTTTCGT